CAAAGCAACAGGTGTTGATTGAACTGCTGGGTTACGGGTTGCTCCTGTAGCTGTTGAACCTGAGTCAGCAAGTACAATGTAATTAGAGTTGCCGTTGACGATGTTCAAAGCATAACGAGGGTCTGAGGCGGTCATTGTTAGTTGAAGCCATTGGCTTTCAACAACCGAACCGTTGTAGTAGACAGTGAGGTCAAAGTAACCAGTTACAGCGTTGCTTGTAATGGTTACGCTGATGTTATTTCCCCAGGTACCTGCACTAAGACCAGATACTGCAAGAGTATTTGCTGGTGTTCCCTCTGTGTCTTGAAACACACGAGTAGCTGCAGCAGCGCCTGAACCTGTTACACGAAGTACGTATAGAGGGGCACTTGTCTGTTGGAAGTAAGAGTTAACTGCTAGAGGCAAGTTGTTGCTCTGAACAGTGTTCCAGCTACCAAATAGGTTGTAGTACTGTCCCCATGAGGTTACTAGAGTAGGTACTGTTGGACCACGGTCATTAGCTCCTACTAGAGCAGAAACTGTGTTAGACGATGGGCCAGCGAGTGGTGAAATAGGGTTTAGCGTCTCTTGAACGTACACCCCTGGGCGTAGATAAGTTGTCATTATATCTCCTTGTTTTTAACGAGTTTACGTTTAGAGGGCCGGTTAGTAAACAGTCGGGATGGACGGTGTAGTTGTTGTTATAGAAACTTCTTGTACAAGTTCTACAGCAGATGCAGCTTGCGCTGGCGTCATCTGGCTCATAACTCTTACAGATAGAACGTTTCTCAAGAGGCGACGGTTTCCAGTTTCACTGTCAACTGCATCTCTTTTTACAAATCCATCAAGGAACATGGAACGGCTGCTATTCTCTGTACCTAGTTCATTAGGCACAATCAACCATCCGTACTTTGATGGAAACTTATTTAGTAGCTGGTACATCAGCGACCTGTCGTGTCGCGGGTTACGTGAGTAAGATGTCACTTGATACACAATGTCATAAGCAACAGGGATGTCGTAGCTGTATGCAACTCCACTTACAGGTGAGATGGTTCCTTGAAAGTCGTCGTCCACCAGATTTCCAGACGTTTGGCGAGCGTTGCCGGGAACAATATCAATAAGGTCAATAGTTACAAATGGAAAGGTTTGATCACGGATTTCAATGTCAGGGTACCCAAACCAGACCTTAATTGGGCGGTCGGCGTTCTTATCGTCTGACACTGTCATGCCTGATAGAAAAGTCTTAAGCGCTAGGTCTTCTGCAATGATAAATGGGTTACCCATTGAACACCTGCGCAATCAGATCATCTAGAACAGCGTCTCTTATAGCCGCTTCTACAGAAGGACCTACTCGGTTTACAAATGGGCGGATGGCAGCGTTAGGCATACCAAACTCGATGCCGTACTCTTCGTCATCTACTTTAGCCTTCATATTATCTGAGACTTTGACCTCTAGGTCATACAGAGTATCTACCTCTACACTCAAGCTGTCTATAAGCTCTTTAGGCCAGTCAGAGAGTTTAGCGATCTCTTGAAGTTGAGATGTAAGGTTAGGCAGGGCTAAAACAGCCTTATGTGCCAACGCGTCTATGTTATTTTTTCTTGAAGACACGCTTAAATACCTTTGCTTGGTACAGTGTTTCCCCAGGAGTCTTGAGCACAGATGTATCGATGTCGGGCACGTTTTGCGCTATAGCTCTAGCAAACTCAATGTCAGACGGCTTGTCAATTCTTTCAGCCACGATAATCTCCTTTAGGAGGCACAGTACTTCGCAAGGGTAAATCTAATCCCGCACGGGATTACTATAAGGATAAACGAAAGGCCCCATCTCTGGGGCCTAAGCGCTTACTTCTTTTTGAGGATCTTCTTGGCTAGAGCCTTATCGGTCTTCTCGTCCTCTTTTTCAAACTTCTTTTTCTGAGCTGGCTTCATTCCTTTTTCGAACTTAGCGTCGCTGTCTTTCTTCTTACCCTTTGGGCCTTTGCCGTATCCGACTTCGCCCTTTTCCTTACCGCATCCGCAGCTAATGCACATTACTTTTTCTTTCCCATCTTCTTAGGGGCAGCCTTACCCTTGTGGGCCATGGCTTCCATTTTTTTGACTCCGTACTTTTTGATACCAGCTGCAGCCGCGACCGCTGCTGGATTCTTAGCTCCACCTTTTGCAGCCTCTTCTTCAACCTTCTTGAAGCGCGAGCCTGAGCCTAGTTTAGCTTTTGCCATGTCTTTTCTCCTTTACTTCCTCAGGTAGTTTACCTTTAGGGGTTTCTTTCTGCCATTGACGCGCCATCTGAGGATGAGTGGCGTACATCCACTTTTCCTGTTTACGGCTCTTAAAGGGCATTACTTACTCTTTACTGTAACTGAAGACTTGGCTTTAGTAGATGTAGCGCTACCGCTAAGAGTAATGGCTTCACCCTTTTTACGGATTCGGATACTCATGCAGACGTAACCTTCAAGGTTGCTACGTTAGAGCTAGAGGCTGAAGAGATAGCGTAGATAACCTCATTTTGGCTAAGGCTATCGATTGTTGCTGACGCGCCTGCTGCAAGAGAAATTCCATAGGAAGACGCAGTAACTCCTGGACCTCCAATGTAAACAGTGGCTGAGGCGTCTACGTTCTGAATAGAGATAGTAGCAAACGCCCAAGTAGGGTAGACCTCGCCCGTTACTGGGTTGGTCAAGTTTGCGTCTGTGTTTAACGCTACAGCTGTAGAGCTGTTGAGCGCAACGACTGCGTGTGATATTGCCATAGGTCTCCTTAGTTGGCGTACTGCTGAGTTATAAGTTTAGCGTTCTTTTTTGTATTGCACAGACCATGAGAAGGTCTTACGTTATCTAGGGTATCTGGTCCGCCTTTAGACATAGGGATCAAATGGTCTATATGTAGGCCTTTTTCCCACCCCTCAGCTCCAGTACTTCTCTTAGCTCCTAGGTCGATCTTTTCGTTACATATATGGCATAGCGTGCCGTACAGAGACAAGACTTCCTCTTCTGTGTAAGGCCCGCAGGTAGTGTTTAACATCCAAGCCCTACGCTTGTTATTAAACGCCCTAGTTCTGGCACGAACTTCTTCTATATTGCGCTCTCTGTAGGATTTATTAGTCCGTTTTCTTTCTTCTTTGTTTCTAACCCGCATTCGGTCACGTTCCTGTATACGGGCTAGTTTTTCAGGGTTTTTCCTGTATTGCTTGTCGTACTCAAGCTTAAAGCTTCGACACTCTTGGCAGTAATCTGTGCTATTTTTTCTATGCAGGTTCCAGCCAGCATAAGTGCCGCATTTATCAGTTTGCATATTGAAGGAATTGCGAATCGTTTTGAAGTTCTTCTGGCATTACCTGTATGCAGTCAATGGCCAGAAGAGTGTACTGTTCAGCAACTATACCTCTTTGTTGCGTCAAATATGGCCGATACACTTGTCCTTTCCAGACTACTCGGCTCTTATCTTGCTGGCCGATGTCGTAAATCTGGGACTCAAGGGTAGGATCAATGTTGTTTAGGTCATCAATGTTGATTGTTAGGTGAAGCTCATCGGCCTTATAAAAACCTGCCTGAGAGGTCTTAGCGCTACCCTGAGCGATTACGGCGCGGACAATAGGAATAGTGTATGGCCCATACCAAACGCGGCCACCATTAGAGGTAGAGACGCTATCTCCCACATCGTAGATAGGGTCAATAGCCGTGTCGGTTAGGTCAAAGAACCACCACTCAGCGGTAGTTCCTACTGGATTACGAAGCTCAGTATCGATGCCGTCTTTAATAGTAGCTGTCTCAAAGTCAGAGTCAAACCGACCTTGTTGCGAATAACCGCGCATTACTTCTCCTTCGTAACGTGTTGAGCTGCGGCCTCTGTTCCGTTCTTGCGAAAACGAATGGCCTGCCATAGAGGGTCTGGAATTGCGTGTATTCCATATAAAGTTCGGTGGTGAGAGGTGCATAGGACTTCTAGATTTCCTGGGCTTTCAATCCATGCTTGGAACTCTTCATCGGTATCAAAGTGAAGCCCAAACGCCTCCTCGATCTTCTTCTCATCCATGTTATTGATCTGTGAGAACTCAATGTGAGAGTGGTGAAGCTCAGGTTCTCCTGAGCAAAGGTCGTCA